TCTTCATAAGCTTCTAATAATCTATTGTAAAAGAATTTTCTAATAAATATAGGCATGTCCATCAAATCATTATATGTAAATCCTTTTCCATAATGAATTAGTTGAAAAACTTCTTCATATATGTACTGTCTATCTCTCGAGGTCAGGCCAAAAAAATCTTTCATCGAAAACCACTGGAGTGCGAAATGGCTCCCCGGTGTACCGGTCTATCACTTCTACGTTAAAATCTACATCCGGTTGAATTTTACTTAAGAAAGATCTGATAGCTCTACTGTCTGCTGCTAATAAGTCTGTGTCAATGTAGTTTCTAATGTACACTAAGTCAACATTATTATCAAGAGCGACAATCATGTGCTTCAATCTCAATGTTAGTAAGCCCGGATCTTTTCCTACTTTCTCGTAAGATTTAACAATAGCGTCAATTTCCTTATCTTCTTTTCCTGTTAATAACTTAACATGAACTTCTTTTTTAGATTTAGGTAAGGTTAATTTAAATAAATTACTATTCTTAGTTACTAATACAGATTCGTCAATCGGTTTGGGCTTTAATTCACTTAAATTGATTGTCGTGTCCTGTGTATTACCTGATGGTGTGGTAACTTGGATTACGTACTCATCTCCATAAGCTGCAATCCTAGATGCAATCATAATGGCATTCTTGTCTCCAACTAATAAATCATCCCAATCAATCTCTGATACAAGCAAGTTACGGAACATTCTTTCAATAGCCGTTCCTTGCATGATATAGTTTTGATTGGTTAAGATGTCCTCGTCTTTAGCTGTCATGTATCTTAATTCTACTTGACCCGAGGATAGAGGATTTTCTTTAGGGTAAAAAAGACCTCTAGATGGTAAATCTACTAATAATGTAGTCTGATTTAGTCCTTGAGGGACAGTTGGAATAACCGGAATAGGAATTTCCATACCGTCTTCGCTAGGACTTTGATTAAATGTAACTTCTCTGTCTGGCTTCATAATATTTATGTTTGTTTAATTTTTAAGATCTTGGCAATAATCCTACTGATGGAATTTTTTGATTAAGAGATTTAATAGAATCAGGTAGTGTTTCTAATGGATTAATACGCTCTTTATTGTAAGGAATAACCTTTCTTTGATTAGCGTCTTTTATTAACGCATAATCATACATAATTGTTACAGAACAAGTGGATAAAGAATCATCCGATAAATCTAAATCACCCCATTTTACTGCCGAAACATACGCACCATGTATTTCCCATCTTTCTGATTGTATATTTGTTCTCGGCATTAATGTTTCTAATATTAAAGTTTTCTTATATGTTTCTAGCGCATATTCTTTTCCTTCTATGTAGTTTGAGTGTGTGTTTAGTATCCACTCGTATATTAAAACAGATGAATCATTATTAACTTCCTCAGAACTAGATAAGGAGTCTACAAAAGGATTATTAGCTGCTCTAGGAGAAAACCTATGTGCTGCCACAGGATCATATAGTACTATCTCTATAGGATCCCATGTCATCTTACCTTTAAAGTTTGTCTTTGTGTTAATGTACTGTAATTCTATATTATCGTAGGTAAATCCGGGCTTAGTCGCTGATTTTACTAAATAACTAGGTATATAAATTCCTTGTACGTCTAAGTAAAGGACAAATCTATTTTTTAATTTAGGTTCAAAATAGGCGAAAGGTCTGTATTGGGTATATTCAGAAGCGCCCGTAGAGTCTATCGCTACTGTTCTGTCTATTTTTTTCTGTCTAAATATGGGCGTAGATTTAGCCATTTCTTTTTATAATAAATATACTAAAAACTTAAAATTAATACAAAACAAAGAAAACTAGTTCCTTCCGCCGCCGCCAATCAAATTACCTAATGCACTTATTCCGGCATTAGCGGCTGCTTGAGCTGCTCCTTTTCCAATATTTATAGCTGCATCTCCTAATTGCTTTCCGAAATTAGCGCCTCCGCCATCTAATCCAGGTCCTTCTACATCAGGAAGTTTCACCTTACTTCCTCTAACCATGGCATAATCATATACTATTGTTCCTTCCATCAATACTAAATCATCACTAGACATGTCAAATTCTCCCCATTTAATAGAATCAAAAAATGCTCCTACTAATACGAAAGAATCCATGACATCTCCATGAGGTGATAATGATCTTAAATATAATGTTCTTTTATATTCATGTATAAAACCATCTTCTCCCGGAGTTAAAAGATTAAAAGATGTTCCCGTTGTGCCGGAATTGTGATGATAGTTATTAATGTAATCATGTAACATTTTGGCACCATTATCTTCAATTGGATCATAAAAACGTATTGTTATGGGCTGCCATCTTGATTTTCCTTTAACGTGAAATTCTGTATTTATGTAATCTACTGTGATATGATTATTCTCTAAAGTAGGTCTTTCTGCTGATTTTATGGCATACGTAGGAAAAAAAGGACCAAAAGGATCTGCCTGCATATATAACTCAAAGCGCATTTGCTGCTTTGGATTAAAATACTTAAAAGGTTTGTGTGTAAATGCCATGTGTATTTTATAAGCACAGAGGTGCATAAATGCACCTCTGTGGTTTATTAATAATTATCCTGCGTTAGGTCTTGTTACAGGTACCGATGCGTCTACGTCACGAACCAGTACATTTGCATTCTGTACAGCTGGCATGGTTGCGTAATCATAAGTTATAGTTAAATCCAACATGTTTAAATCATCCGAAGATAAATCCATGTTGCCCCACTTAGCATCTGCAATAAAAGCTCCGTATAATAGGAACTGATCTACAGCATCTCCATGAGGACTAACCGCTTCAAATCTTAATGTTCTCTTATATTCCCAGATATATCCATCTTCTCCCGGGGTTACTAATCCTGTGCCAGGTTGGAGTAATCCGGAGTTATGGTGAAGTTTACTAATCCAGTCGTGCAGAAGTCTAGCACCGTTTACTTCAATTGGGTCATATAATGTTACAGAGATATCTTGCCACCTAGATTTACCTTTAACCTTAAATTCTGTATTGATATAATCTACAGTTACTGGATTTTGATCTAGCGAGGGCCTATCCGCTGTTTTAACCATATAAGTAGGGATGTCCATTCCTCTATCATTGATATAGAGGACGTATCTCATCTGCTGCTTAGGGTTAAAATATTTAAATGGGGAGTTTATAAATGCCATTTTAGTCTATTTTTTTTGTTTATTCTGTATCACCAGGGAAAGAAGCTCCTGTAGGTAACACAAAGAAATCTAAGATTATGAATTCCGCGGTTCTAGTAGGTTTTAAATAAATAGCACCTCTTAACTCATTTCTGTCAAGAACATCGGGAGTATTATTGGATTCATCCATAATTACTCTAAAATCATATAAACCTTGATTTCTTCTAACGCTTTCCAAGTAAGGTTCAACAATACTTAAGAATCTAAGTCTTGTTTCTTTTGTATTTTGTTCGAATACTAGATACCTAGAAGATGATGCAATGAATTTTTTAGCAGTGATTAATAGCCTTCTTACGTTAATCCTATCAAGTGCAGATCTTTTCTTCTGTAAAGTCTTCTGTCCCCATACAACTACACCTTCTCTTGGATAAGTAGCAATAGGATTAATATTGTAAGTATAAAGTCTATCTCTATCTCCTAAAGTTAATTTTCTCTCTGCCTGTAGAGCTACGTCAATGGCACCTCTATTTAAACCGGCTGGAGCATACCAAGGAAACTGTACGTAGTCATTGAATGCAATAACTCCTGATACTACAGTGGATGGTGGAACCCATACATTTCTTCCTAAGTCAGCGTCAGCTATTTGTACCCATGGATAGTAGTAAGCAGCATAAGAAGTATTTCTTGCTAAGGCTGCGTTTATAGCTTGTCCAATAGTATCACCGTATCTAGTTGGGTCAATCACCATGAAAATATCTCCTCTATTTTCAATCATGGCAATCGCTTTTGTTATAATTTCACCATGTTGTTCACCTACTCCGTCAATAATTCCGGGCATGAGTAACATGTTGATATCATATTCATCTGCATTAGCTAAAATGTCAATAGCATCCATATAAGCAGTTGAACCAGAAGCTCCCCCCGCTAAATCATCTAAATTGAATCCTTGGCTGTTTTGTCCGCTAATTTTATCAAAAAATGATCTAGGGTGTTTTACATATCCATCTGAACCTCCGGAGAAAGTACCAGATACTTCAGCAGGTAAACTACTAGAGAACGCGGCAACTCTTATTCTTCCACTCTCGTTCAAATAATTGTAATTCTCTTTGAATACCTCTACTCTAATATACCTAGATCTATTAGGGAATGAGCCACTTAATTGTAAGAATGGGATACCGTCGGAATCATATTTCAGATTGTACGTCTGATCTCCAATAACTCTACCGATATAATTAGTATCGTTAGGGTCAAGAGTCATGTCATTGTATTGTTCTACAATTACTTTTCTGTTGCTTCTGTCGTCTCCTCTTCTTATGTACAAATCAAAAGTACCTAAATCAGTATTTACGTCTCTGATTTCCCATCTTAAATTCTCTCTAGTTCCTATGTTCAATACTCCTCCTGTAGAGTCATCATTAGGGTTTCCTACTCCATTATTAGAGGCAATAGAAGTGAGTGATGTATTTACATATTCACCCGGAGATACTACAGTGAGTTTAAATGTTTGTTGAGCGGCTGTAAAATAAGAACCGGTTAATTTAGCCTTAATTCCAGCGGGAGCAGCGGCGTATGCACCTCTACTTACTACATTTGAACTTGCGTACTCATAATCACCGGCTAGTACCCTAACAACGGTTAAGTTTTCTGCATATCTCAAATATTCTTGTGCTACATAGTCTGTTAAGAACTTGTACTGTCTTTCGGATGTACCAGAACCCGAACTAAAGGCTCCACCAAAAGCTCTAAGGTATTCCTCATAAGAGGAGATTGTAGA